AAATAATCCTGAGTTAGACCATTTACTTACACCACTATGGGGTCAGTTTATTGTATTGAGTGGTACGCCTAATTCGGGTAAATCTCCTTTATTAGACTACCTAATCGTTCAATGGAAGAAATACAACGAAGGCGTAAGACCTGGATATATCTCTGCTGAAATGGATAATGCTATTCAAATTATGCAGATAGCTAACCATTGGCTTCAAAAAGACATTATAGGGACGGGTGATTACGGTGATGATGTTCTCGATGTGATGAATATGATTAAGGAGGATTACCAATTCGTTGACACGGTGGAGGTAGATAGTATGCACTATAAGGAGATACTTAAAATCATGCAGTCTATGAATAAGCGGTTTGGAACTAATCTATTTGTGGTGGATCCGTTTAACTATTTAGAAAAGGACGGACATGAGCATAGTAGTATAGCTCCGGTTCTTCGGGGGTTTGCCAACTTCGCTAAGAAGTATAATTCTTTGGTTTTCATGGTAGCACACCCAAGGAAGATGAGTAAGGACGATGATGGTAATTACGATGTAGTGAAACCTTATGATATTAGCGGGTCCTCAGACTTCTACAACATAGCAGATTGCATCCTTTCTTTTTGGCGGGATTTCGTTGGAACAGAAAATCAAGATGAGTATGGCAATGTTTCTAGGAAATATGAGACTAATAAACTATATTGCCAAAAGTTAAAGCAATATTGGTTGGGGCAATGTCCTAGCCTAGTCAATATTAAATACAATACAGCAACTAAATCTTTTAACATAATATGATAATCAAAGACAAATTACTAGAACCCTATCAGGTCAAGGTAGAGGATAACAACTACATTCTTTATAAGCCAAGGGTTTCAAAAAAAGGATATGACTACTACAATAACGCTATGTATTTTACTTCCTTAGAATCTTCATTAGAAAAATTGATTTTAATTAGGCTAGAGGAAGATCAAAGAACGGTTGACTTAAAAGAGTTTACCCTTGAATTTAAAAAACTAAAGAAACAATTTAAATTGATAATAGGATGATTACGAAAGAAAACAAAACAAACCAACATGGTTGGCATTACGTCCACATTAATGAAGCTGGAAAAATCGAACTATTTAGTGGGATTTTTTCAGAAATTCACGAAGCAGTAAACTGGTTTAGTGAGTGGGGTGATTTTTGGAAGAAAGAACGAGGAATTGAATTAACCCTCCACACCTATGAACCCGGTTTCTCAAAGAACGGATATTATTTAAAAAAATGAAACCCGATTTATACATTAAAACTGAGTTTGGGCTAGTGCCAAGGTTTGAAAGCGAATACTATAACAAATTAAGCGTTGGGGACGTTATAGAATTAACGATTAAGAAACCCCGCAACCCTCAACACCATGAGAAGTTTTGGGCGTTACTCAGGTTGACATTCGACAATCAAGACGTTTATAACGATATTGAATTTATGAGGGAAGAGCTGACCAAGGCAGCAGGGTTTTTTGATGCATACATAAATCACAAAGGAGTCACAACTTATAAGGCAAAAAGTATATCTTTTGCATCTATGGACCAGGAAGAGTTTGAAACATTCTACCAACACTTTATGGACACAATATGTAACATTTGGGGCTTTGATCCGGAACTATTAGAAAACGAAATCTTAGAGCAATGAAAGTAAGCAAAAAAGGCCGTGACCTTGTTACAAAGTATTGCGAGGAAAATAAAGATGTTCTATCGCTTACACTAGCTAAACTAATCTATAAGAAACATCCCAAGTTATTCACTAATGTTGAGTGTGTCAGGGGTATGGTTAGAAACCGCCGGAGAGCTAATGGAAGGAACGGTAGTAGCTTTAGTAAGGATTTAAAGCGAGAACAAAAACACATCTCTGAGTGGATGAAGAAAGTTCCCGTAAAGGAAACCCCTAAGTTAGAAAACCTAACCCCTGCTAAAATTTTAATATTTGATATTGAAACAGCTCCTCTAAGAGCGTATGTTTGGGGAAGGTGGAAACAAAACATTCACACCGAAGCTATAATAAGCGATTGGTTTATGTTGTGTTGGTCAGCGAAGTGGTTTATGGAGGATAAGGTTTACTCAGGTAAGGTAACAGCTAAAGAGTTAGCCAACGAAGATGATAAAAGGATTTGTGAGTCACTTTGGGGCATGATTAATGAGGCTGACATAGTTATAGCTCACAACCTAAAGGGCTTTGATAAAAAGCGGATGAACGCTAGATTCTTGATGAATGGGATTAATCCACCTAGTCCTTACCAAGAGATTGACACCTTACTTCATGCGAGAAAACAAATGGCTTTATCTTCTAATCGTTTAGATGATTTGGGAGCTGCCCTTAACGTAGGTCGTAAGATTGAAACAGGAGGGTTTAAGTTATGGAAAGATGTGATGGAAGGTGATATGTCGGCATTGGATAAAATGGATCATTATTGTGGTGGTGACGTAGGACTATTAGAAGAAGTGTATCTTGAGCTTAGACCTTGGATTAAACCACACCCTAATATGGGACTATTTATCGGCGATGATATAGCTAGATGTCCTTCATGTAGTTCGGATGATTTAAAAATAGATGGTTATTACAGAACCTACGTTAATGAGTATGATTCTTTTCGGTGTGGTAATTGTGGATCCCAAAGTAGAAGCCGGAAGAGTAACATAAAACAATCTGATTTTCCAAACCTTAAAACAAGTTTACCATGACATTATTTATAATAACACTAGTGGTTGTTTTTATATTAGTAGTAGTGTCTAATGAAGATTGCCTAAAATGAAATATCCCAAAGGAATAAAGGGGAAGTTAGACAAGCAGTTTAGTTTATTTATTAGAAAAAGAGATAGATGGACTTGTCAAAGGTGTAAGAAAAAATACCCTGAAAAGGCTAGAGGGCTTCATTGTTCTCATTACATGGGCAGAACTAATATGGCTACCCGTTGGGATGAAGAAAACTGCGATGCCCTTTGTCACGGCTGTCATAGTTACTTTGAAGATCGTAAACAAACTGCTTACAGAGATTGGAAAATTGAAAAACACGGATTATCTTTGGTAGAACGGGTTGAGGTTAAATCAAGAGAGTTGTTTAAGCCTATACCGATTGAATTAAATGAATTACACGATAAATTAAAGAAAAGCAATGAAAGTTAAAGACAAACACCCATTACCCGCCTTTGAACAAAAAGGTAACTTTATAGCAATTAAAAACGGGGAAGAAAAGTATTTTGAAACTTATAGAGAGGCATCCGTTTGGATGTATGGAAAATGACGGATGACCACCTTGATATAATGAACGCTTTGAAGCGTATTGCAATAGATGATAAAGAGGCTTACTTGTTTATGTCTCAATCGCCTGATGAGGATGTTTACTTCTATGATGTTTGTTCTAATTCAAGTAAATTACTAGAGTTAATCTATGATTTATCCATAGAAAACAAGGATTTTAAGAACACAATTCTTAATGCTTCCTTAAATATATTAGAAGACGCTGACCTTAACACATTGTTGGACTTCAACAATCACCTAATTAAAATTAATCACGAAAAAAACAAAGAACTAGGAATAGAATGACAGTATTTGAATCTATGGAAGAAAAGGAAACTAGTGAATACCCTCACGCTATCGGGCAATGTCCGGTATGTGGTAAAGCGGCAGAGCTGATAGGAAACACGGGCGTTCTGAGAGCGGAACACATTAAGTTTAAAACCCTGTGTTCAAATGAATACTACAAGCACGTTAAGACTGAGCGTGGTAACGACTACTGCTACAAGGTGAATCCACCTAAAAGGAAATTTTAATAAATGAACATACTAGATAAAATAGCAGAAATGGAAAAAGAGTGGGAAGAAGAGTACCATGCTTTGAAGGGTAATGTTAAAACACCCGAAGATTCAGAAAGACTTTATCAACTAAAGATAAAGCTAGGATATGCAACACCTAAAAATCCAAACGTAGAATGTTTCGGTTGTGGCAGTTAAAAGGAAAGACATTGAAAGGTGGGAAGAGTTTAAAGCGGATTATCCGTGCATGGTTAATGTTAGGAGAACTGATCATATTGGTTTTCTTAATGTTGCCATTCTTTCTAATGGTGTTAATATACAGCGTGATAAGTATTACGAAAAGAGAGATTCTTGGTTAGCTAATTATGTTTTTGGAACAAGCGGTAAATATTAAGATATGAAATTCAAATTAAAGATTTGGCAAGTAGTTGCTATTGTTATTTTTATTAGCCTATTAGGAATAGTGCTGAGTATAATAAGGGTGCAGTAAGATGAATCACGGCTCACTATTTTCAGGCATAGGAGGCTTTGACTTAGCTGCTGAGTGGATGGGATGGGAGAACATCTTTCATTGCGAATGGAATGAATTTGGACAGAAAATATTAAAACATTATTGGCCTAATGCAGAATCATACGAAGATATCACCAAGACAGATTTCTCTATTCACAGAGGAAAAATCGACATCCTCACAGGAGGATTTCCTTGTCAGCCATACAGCCACGCAGGGAAACGACTTGGAAAGGAAGATGACCGCCACCTCTGGCCGGAAATGCTTAGAGCAATTAGAGAGATTCAGCCACGTTGGGTCGTGGGCGAAAATGTTTCTGGGCTTGTTAGTTGGAACGGGGGAATGGTATTCGATGAGGTGCAGAATGACTTGGAAAATGAAGGGTACGAAGTACAACCGATTATACTTCCAGCTGCTGCCGTCAACGCTCCCCACAGAAGAGACAGAGTTTGGTTTATTGCCTACCGTGAAGGCTTTCGATGGAATGGCGGAGGGAGCGAACAAGGGGAAAGTGTTAGTAATGAAAAACGGAAGGTTTACAAATATAGACAAGAATGGGGTAAAATGGGGGGCGAGTCTAAACGACATAGCGAGAAACGGCCTACTCCCAACCCCCAAGACATTCAACGGAACACCGAACGGGAAAAAGGCAAGCAATGCGGAACAGGGGGGCAGACATGGAGTAGAGTTGAACGAACTAGCAGCGAAGGGATTACTGCCGACACCGTTAGCCGACTGGACACCAGAGAAAAACACAGGCAAAAGGAATCAGGACAGCCTACCAAAACGAATCCGGGACTCAGGTGGTCAAACTTCCCAACTCAATCCCCGATTTGTTCTAGAAATGATGGGGTTTCCTCCCGACTGGACGGTATCACCTTTCCTAAGTGGCGAAACGAATCCATCAAAGCCGCAGGAAATGCAATAGTTCCACAAGTGGCTTATGAGATATTTAAGGTAATACAGCAAATGGATGAAATTAAACAAACCACGTAAACAAACCCACAGGCAAAAGACGGATCCTTACTACCAAACAAAAGAGTGGAAGATAAAGCGGGATATGGTTTGGTTAAGGGATGAGTCACTTTGTCAACAATGTAAGCGTGACGGTGCTCTAATGCCTCTTAGAAGGGGTTATAACGAAGGGCACGTAGACCACATAGATAACCGGAGATTCGGCGGGGCAGATGATTTAGACAACCTAGAGCTGCTATGTAAAAGATGCCACGACAGGAAGTCTGCTAAGGAAAGAAAATATTAAAATACTATTTGGTATCCAGGTATGCCTACGAAATTTTCGATTTTTTGAGATACTTTTCGTAAGACATTAACGAAATCGTCATTGGATAAATCTTTCTTCATTGAATTTAAGCAAGAGCAAATAATTTGAACATTATCTCTTGTGTATCCCTTATTTGAGTCTATCCTATCTATCGACAAACTAAAAGGACCTTTTTCTTTAGTCATCTCTATGCCGCTGTAAGCGCACAGGCCACCTTGATAATTAAATAAGTTTTTTATGTAAGGTATGTTTATATCAATATCCAAACCTTTTTCTTTTGCTCTTCTTTGAGCGGCATAAATCCTGATCCTAAAGATGTTTGAGGAATAATAATCTTGCTCTTTACTTTTACTTTTCCTCTTGTATGATTTGTTTAACTTGCCGTATTCCTTATTATATTGAGTTTGATAATTTATTTTACACTCCTTACA